GCCGGTCATAACAGCCCTCCTGGCCGCCACCTCAATACGATCTGATTTTCCTGATGCGTAATCAACCACCCGGACACCACTGGATGTCATCTCATCGATCACATCACCGATCGCCTGGCTATATGTCTTAGCTCCAGTAGTGATCTTCATCACGGCTTCGTCCAAGCTGCGTTCCAGATATTCAGACATAGGAGTAAATACTTTTTTCCCATTTCCCATTGGAACATTAAAGCCGGTTGTCTTTGTTATATTCTCCATGGGCCTGAGGCTATCCGCTGTCTGGTCCTTTACTGCCTGCACCACCTGCTTCAGCCAGTCATTATCCTCATACGGGACTGCATCCATGCCTGCAGCTTTGTAGATTCCACTGTTTCTCACATAATCAGATCTTGCTGCAGTTTCATAAATCTCATCAATATCGATCCCTGCAGTTTTTACACCTTCCCGCAGGATCTCTTTAATCCGTTTCTTACTCATGCCTATGGCCGTCATACGGTTAAGCAGCCAGTCTGTCACCGGTGTGATCTGGGAGCATTCCTGGATCCGGTTTACAACCTCTAACATGATATCCATTTCCAATGCCGTCATGGTACGTTCTAATGGCTTCGGCAGCTTTTCAAGTTCTTCCGGTGTCAATCAGATCACTCCTCTACGCTTGCTGGTTCAGGAAGGTTCTTCTGGGCCTCTTCCAGTGTTTCCCCATACCATTTACTTCTGTACTCTGCCAAGCTCATTACACCCATGGCAACATCCGCACGGTCTGTCTGCCGTTCCGCCTCTGCATCCACTACAATGCTGTCATCCCAGTCAAAGGAAACCTGATAGTCGTTGCCCGGTGATATCAGACCATACAAGGAAGCCCAGAAGTTCATAGCATATACCAGATCTTCCAGGGCGGTCTGTAAAGCTAACTGCGTATCTGACACAAAGGTATAGGAGCGCTGCTTGCTGGTCTTGATCTCCGTTGCTGTCTTATCCACATTCTGAGGATCTGAAAGCGTTCCATAAGCCAGACAGCAGGCAAATTCTATCAACTTCAACTGATTATTAAATCCATTGAATAATGCTGTATCCCGGATCTCCGGAGAAAATGTATCCATGAAAGGCTTGTCTGTTGCTCCAGTGTTATACTCCACGTTGCGGTATAACCTGTCCTGGCCGCCGGGGTACTCAAACTTATCCAGGTCACGGTTATACTTAAGCATTGAAGTTGCCACATGTACTGCCAGCTGTGTGCCCTCATACTCCCAGCAGATATTGGAATATCTCCGATCTCCCTCTTTGATCAGTTCCACCGCTCTGGAATATACGGATACTCCCAATGGGCTTCCCGTATCATCCGCATTTGCAAGTGGTACCTTAAAATACCCAAACAGAAGCCGATCGGCACCCTCCATCACTGCTTCCGGCATTAATTCTGACCACCTATCCACTGAGTTTATGCTGATCTCGCTTCCAAGGCTGTAGTCATTGGTTGCAACAAAGGCCCTGTTTGTGATCCGGATCTGTTCTCCCTGCAGCGCGTGAACTTCCAACCTGGTATAGATCTTCTGTCCTTTCCGGAACTGTTCCGTAAATACACACTGCTGAATCTGGCCGGAATCATCAAAAGCAAGCGGGAAGAAACAGTCTGCCTGTACATACTGGATCGCAAGACCTGTTTTTGTAACATAAGGCTTTAAAATCAAGCCGCCTTTCGCACATCCGTACTCCACATATCTGCGGATACTTGTCAGCACTTTTTTCTGATACTGATCATTCAGATAAGCAGCGGAAGAACCTCCTGTTATCTCCGACTTCATTTCCAGGGTAACAAGTCTTGCAACCTCAGAGGCAATAGCCGCCGGCAGCTGCGCACTCTTCACTTTCTTTCGGTCCATCCATGGCGCATTATCTTCATACATGGCCGTCCATAGCTCTATCCTACGGGCCATTTCAGAAGTCATGCAGACATCAACCTGTGTATCTGAATCCTGATTTAAAACCTGCGTGATCGCAGCCAGCATTTTAGAAAATTTCATTGTTATCACCTCTATTCGTACCGGATAAACCGGCTGATGTCCCGCTCAAATGTGTACTCAAAAGCATCTAGTGTATCAATATCACTGGTGCCGTCATCCAGTCGCACATCTTCCACAAGACATTTCTTCTCATCCCACAATGCCGTTGTTAGAGCATCTTCCAGGCTCTGGCACTGATCTTTTACATAGAAAAAGCGGTGCTGGCTAAGCATCCGCTGCATAAAACGTATTCTGTCATTGATAGTTGTCTTCAGGGCATTTTCAATCCGGATCCAGCCAAGCCCCGCCTTCCTGACCGCTGTCCTCATGCCTGCGATCAACGTCTGCTCCGCACTGTCACAGTAAACCACGGTAATGAATCCGTACATGTTGATAATCTTCAGGCAAAAGTCTACAAACAACTCTCCCAGCTTGTCCGGGTCAATGCTGCCATTTACGCTCATATGGCGCTCACTGGCAAGCGCCGCAATGCTTTGATAAGCCCTGGAATACGCAGTAGCAACAAATGCATGTCCTGATCCAGAACCACCAAAGTCAACACCAATATTGATCTGTAAAAGGCTTTTAGGCTTCTCATAGATTGCATATGGGTTAATGCCTCCACTGGATGTCGCATCACACATCAACTTATACACAGAACCTTCCGCAGCTACCCACAGGCCACGGATGTACCGGTCATACAAGACCGTTCCTCTGTATTCCTTGCAAAGCTCGTCTACAAATACCCGGCTTAAAAATGGATTATCAAAGATCTCATACTTCTGGCAGTAAATGTCCGCATCAGAGTCCAGGAACTTTTTAAACCAGTGCTGTGGGGCATCTGGGTTACAGGCTCCGTCAAAGCAGGAATAAGGCTTATCCAGACGGGATTTAAGCATGTTAAAGACATCCTGGTTCCAATCTACAACCTCATCACCGTAACAATACTTTAATGAAGAGCCTCGGATCTTAGATACCTGGCTGACTTTCTCAGCACCCAAGCAGTAAACATCTTCCCCAAACATAGGGCAGATGTTCTGGGAATTGATATCGCCTACCAGCTTGGTTCCCCAGATACGCTGTAATGGTTCAATGATGTTTCGCTGGATCGTGCCTTTAGAAACACCCAGGATCGCCACCAGCCCTTCTTTTTCGGCTCTGGCACGGATTCTCTTAGGGATCACATAATAGTCCATATAGGTCTTTCCAGAACGTGTCGCACCAACCTTAATATTCCATCGGTGGTTTGCATTTCGGAAAAACTCCTGCTGTTTATCAGAAAATGGCATACTACACAACCCCTTTTATCTCGCTAAGAACCTGGTCCAGACGGCTCAGCTCCTCTTCATTGTCGGTACCCTTAAGTTTGTCCGTCTGGGCCTTAATCTGAGCTATACGTGCCTTCTGCTCATCACTGGCAAGATCCCAGCGCTTATGCAGCAGCTCGTCATACTGTTTAATGAGACTGCGAAGCTCTGACTGTGCCCTGGCCTGGGCCTGTAGGAATTTCCCCTGTTTATCCCAGGCATGCTGTACCTCCCAACGCTCTCCGATCACGTTGCCGTCCTTATACTCAATCTTTTCGATTGTCTTATCATCCCGGTCGCGCACATACATGATCTGCTGTGCCCGGATAATAGCAGCATACGCAATCTGGATCTGATCCCAGAGGACATCCAGCGGATCCGTCGGCATCTCCTGGATAATAGAAACGGTCTCCTCAGGCAAATACTTGCTGAAGAAACCGAATTTTTCTGCATTCTTATTTTGTTCCGGAGCTCCTCCGTTGTTTCCAACGGCGTTCTGATTCTTTGGCTGGGCTCCGCGCTTACGCTTTCGCGAACGCTCGTTTTTCTTATCCGAACGTTCGTTATCCCATTTATGTGTACACTTCCAACGGCGGACCGTTCCTTCCGGCAGATTTAGTTGACTTGCAATCTCAACCAATTTCTCCCCTTCCAGATACATGGCCTTCGCTTGCTCAATTCGTGGATCCGGCGCTCTGGCCATGTCCGATCACCTCGATTCGTGTTGTTTTGAGTATAAGAAAAGGAGCCACGCAGGTGACTCCGTAATATATTGATATCATGTTTTAAGCAACGATTATACTTACGATCATTGCAGCTATTGCAAGAAAAATACTAATAGTAATTCCCCACATAAACTTTCTATAATCATTAAGTCCATCTGCTACATCTTTTGACACCATATCTATTTT